CAAACGATTAGCGGGAATATCTTCTACAACTTTAGCTCGAAAAGTAGTCATTACCCTTCAACACCTCCGCCGTTTCCTAAAACATCCACCTGTCCGTAAACAACGGCATTCTCATCCCATTTCACATGGTCATCGCGCATAATCACGCGCAACTCCGTTGTGTCACGTCTCCATGCGTCTCCCCCCTCAGTGGTAGACGCCAACTCGAAGAAACGTCGGTTAAACAGAACTTCAAACTGACGAGTATCACCTATAAAGATAGGCGAATTCCCGTTGTCTGACGCCAAAAGTCGGTTTGGAGCAACCACAACCTGTCTCCCTTTAAACAAACGCCGTCCGGGCTGGGTGATATCCTCTTGCAAGATCGGACGTCCCATGCCATCGACTTGATTGTCCAACCAGTTGAATCCGTCTTGGTTCGTCAGCAAGATTGCATTTGCGCTAATCGCCGGGTCAAGGTCTACGTTCAAAACCGTGTTAATCGCCGCTACATCTGCCAAGGATTGAGGTGTAAGTGTCTTGAGCAAGTTGATAATGTGATAGCTCCGGGTAAATGCTGCCTTTCGGGCAATCCAGTTTGTGACGTATTGAAGCAGGTTAGCATCATTATCCGCCAGAAGTTCGTTCGTCAAAGGAAGATAACCCGCGCGCTTCTTCACTTTGTAAGTGATCGGCGTAAATTTCGGGTTGTCCATTTCCTGAATTTCGCCATATTCGTCAACATCCGCTAGCGGGGTCATATCTTCATCTTTTTCCAAAACACGACTTCCCGAAAGGGTTGAAACGTTTTGGATATTGACATATTGCGCAAGGTCACCGTATTCCCGCATCAATTGATTGATCGTCGTTTGAATATCTTGCGGCACCACCATCCCGACATCGCCGTCTGGAATAGCCGGATCTGTATTCCCTTCATTCATGACAGCGCGTTTTTCATACTCGCTAATAATACTACGCTGTTCTGAAGTGATCGGACGACGTCGAATAGCCCGAAGCAAAACACCCGTATATTCTTTTTCCAGCTCATTCAATTCACGGTCTTCTACTTTCCCGTCTTCTTTCAACTCTTTTCCACCTTGAGAACGGGCTTCCTGTTCCTCTAACTCGCGCTGCAATTCGATTTTCTTTTGCAATGCACGGACATCTTCCATGCGCTTTTCAGCTTCGTCAACCTTATTGTCTCCCATCAACGTACGGACTTCTTTTTTCATGTCTTCAAGTTCTTGCAACAGTTCTCTTAATTCTCTCGTCAATTTAATCACCTCTAAAAAAGTTTTTTTGAAATTTAAAAAAAAGAACTGATTAAATCAGTTCTAACTCAATGGCCAATTTTCGTTTCCTGAATTCGTCAGATGCACGTTTTTCTTCTTCACGGTATTCATCTAATGAACGAACAGAAACCGCGTTTGCAGGATAAGCCGGAAACGCAACAGGACTAATCTCATGCAATTCGGCATTGAGAATCGAACGTTTGTACACTTTTTCCTCACCCCGTTTTTCCGTTGACCACTTATCCTTTGTCACCCGCATCCCAAAACTAACACCATCTACATCCCCGCGTCGAATTAACTCCCACGCGTCATTTCCAACGCTTGTGTTCGGTATGTCTAACTCAAACCGCAGTTCTTGTTCAGTGTTTTCTATCCGAAGCGTGCCACTTTTTGTACTGCCCAACACTTGGGATGTATCGTGTGACCATAATCCTACGACTTCGCGGGTCTTCAAACTATCGTCAAATGCACCAGATGCTATTTCCTCTACAAAAGCGTCACCCCACAAATCCCTTAACTCAGCACTTTCGGTATTGTACTTAATTGCCCCCGCTATCGTCCGTTTGCCCTCTTCTTCATTCGCTTCCCGTATTTCCAGTGTCACCGGAAGCGCCCGAATTTCCTTCGTCTTCTCCTTCTTCTTCAGTTTGACCACCCCCTTTCACATACTGGCTACCAGCCAATTCAAGCGGAATAATGTTCCCATTCGCATACAGCCTATCCCCTGCTGGATCAGTTGGCATCTCTTCTTTAACTCTTGCTTCATTCGGTTTGAGAAACCCTCCTTCGATGCCGATTTTATAAGCTTCGTAGCGCGCCTTAAGGTCACCGCGCAAGATAGAATCAACATTGAATTTAAGGTAGTAACCCCGGCTTAACTGCCGATCCGTAAAGAGTTTGTATGTCATTTCCTGTTCGTACATGGTCAAAATAGGTTGCATGGTGTCCATGTAGAACTGTTTTTCCTGTTGCTCCATGTTGGTGTGTGTGGAGCGGTCTAAATCGTTCAATTGATGCAATTTAATCCCAAAAGCTGAGGCTATTTGCGTGACCGTCATTTTGTTGTTTTCAAAGAATTGAGCATCATGCATAGTCAAGCTAATTGGTTGATATTGATAGCCGACTGGCATGAGTGCAATGCGATGACTGTTTTTTAAGCCGCTCGACATGCTCTCAAAACGTTCACGGAATTCCTTTTTGGCTTTTTCGTTTAAGTCCCCTACATATTGCACAATGCCTTTGACTTGTAACCCTTGCTTATAAAAGTTGTTCATAAATTTTTGAGCGGATGCCCCGCCCTCAATCAATCCTTTTAACGAATCCAAGGGGGATATACCAACAATGCCGTCTAACGTGAGCATGCTCTTAAAATGCAGCATCTCATCCGGCATCACCCGCCTAAGCCCATCTTCCGTTTCAACTTCATACCAAAGTTTCACGCCGGGCGCGACATACCCGGTATCGTCAACATAGATGGTCACGCGCTCTTGGTCAATCGGCCATAACCCAACGACGTTGCCCCTGTCGTCAAACTCGATATTGACGTAAGCATTTCCTTTATGCATGTTCCTTTGTGTTTCAACACAACGCCAAAAGTCAGAAGCCGACATGTAAGGGTTCGGGCGCAACTTTAATAAAGTCGCCAAGTCATTTGAAACTTGCCTTTTAAACCCGTTGCCGTCTTCTTGATAGATTTTAAGCGGTAACTTTGACACGCTCTCCGCCAAAATCTTGATACAGGCAAAAACAGTTGCTTCACGTAGTGCCGCTTTTCCTCTTGTGCTGTATTCAGTTTCGGGGTCAACACCTAAAATTTCTAAAAGCCGTCTGTCATTCGGTGAAATTTCCTCAGCCTCTCTCTTCTCGAACGCCTGCCGGAAAATCAATCTTTATCACCCCCTTTTCTTGCGCCCACCTACCCTTTCCGCGCAATCTGCGACACTACTATCCCGATTAAAAGAAACGAAGCGCCCAAACAATACAACCCGGCGGTTATGCCAATGCGGAAAGTCGCCACATTAACCAATACAAGCCCCACAATAATAAAAAAATCTTCCACGTATTTGTGAAAGAGCTCCAAAATCGCTTTTCCCATATGTTCAACCCCACAATTTATCTAAAAACTCTCCGTCTGCAAACTCGGAGGCATCAAACGTGATTTCCTCAAACAACATTGCCGTCGCCATAGCGTTCATCATGGCGACAATCAAGTCAATCCGATCTTTTGACTTATTTTTCATCGGCTTGATATTTTCATTTCCGTCTACAGTCACTACAATGTTTCCCCAGCACCAACGGGCTACCGGGTTTTTCTCGTGCGTCATCAATCCGCGTTTCATAAGTTGTTCAATCATTTTCATAGCCGGGGACATATTTTTCATGTCCTGTCCAATTTCTACAACGTCGATGCCGCCGCGCATCAATCGTTGCGTCAACATGCGACTATTCCACGGGTCGGTACCTAATGTGTGAATGTCGTACTGTTGATTAGCGCTTAATAACCTCGCTTCAACAAAGTCATAATCCACGACATTACCCGGTGTAGCATGCAGATATTTCTGGTTCACCCAACGGTCATACGGCACTCCGTCACGTTTTACCCGCTCTTTCATGTTGTCTTCGGGAATCCACGCATCGAATATCGCACGCCAGTCCGGTATTCCCTCTTGAGGGGGGAATAAGTAACAAACCGCCGTAATATCAGTGGTACTCGATAAATCAAGGCCGGGATAGCACTTTTTCCCGATTAATTCAGATAAATCCCATCTCCCCTCGGTTTGATCCCAAAGGGATAAAGGTTGCCAGCCAACTTGTTTATGCGATATCCATTGATTGAGCCGCAACCAACGGAAAAGGCGTTCGGAAGATTCGCTGTTTCTTGCCGCTAACGCCTCTTGTCTAACCCTTTCTATGCTGATGGTGTGCCCTAGTGAGGGGTTCGCTTTATACCAAGTCCTCTCGTCGAAAATGTCATCATCTTCATCTGCGGCGTATATTTTCACATACCATGTCGGGTCTTCGATTTCGCCATCTCTTATCTTGCATGCCAATTCGTGTATTTCCCAACCGATTGATTTTCTGTCCGGGTCATCTCCCGCAGTAGTAATTAC